TGGGGCCAACCGTAGCCACGGGGTGGGGGATTAGGTAGCCAACATATTGTGAGGTTGTTTTACAAGCCCCTCACGCAGCTTGTTTATTATGGTCCACCGTAGCCGCCCTCGCCTGATGTATCTTCATAACCTTTTTCTGCGTAGCTATCAGCGGCTTCTTGTGTCGTTTTACCTGACATATCGGGGTCATCAGCAAATTTATCTGAATCGTCACCACGTCCAGAAGTTATAGCAGCATAATCTGTCATTGATTTATCTACAGCTTTTTGAGTTTCTTCTGCAGCATAGATACCACCTAAATGTCTACTTAATCTTTGGTTTATATTGTAATTTTTGGTACCTTTTGCTGTAGCTATATCCTTAATCATATTTGAAATTTGACCTGATGTATAACCTTGCTTACTAAGTGAATCTGCTATGGCGGCTTCTAAAGCATCTCTAGTTTCTGCTTGACCACGAGCATCTCCTTTTTCATCCGTATATAGTGATGACATTCTGTCTATTGTTGCTCTGGCAACAGAAGCTATTCTATCCTGTGCCACATTTCCTAATTGATCAAGTGCTGTAGTAGCGTTTGGACCTTCATAACCGCCCTCTAAAGTACCGCCTCTAAAATTATCCAACACGCCACCAAAAGCTGCAGAAGTTATAGCATTAGTTTTTGCAGCTATATCTTCCTTTAAACCTAATCCTTTTGCAATCCTATCATACGTCTGTGTATTAAAAGCATCTTTTAGTGTTCCAAAACCTGCCCCATACTTATCAATTGCATCACGTAGTGAGGAAGTAAGTCCACTTCTACTATAACCTACTCCTGTTACATCTGTAGAACTTGATGATGGGTCATCTTCTTCTCTACCAGTATTATCTTCTACTACCCTCGCTGTTTCTACTCGTTGCTGCGTAGGAGTAGTTTCAGTTTTTACTTCTTCTGTAAGCCCCATATCTGCAGGATTTACTTTTGCACCCGGATTAGCTGGATCTTCAAAGCTACCATCAGGAAACTTTTTAAGAACTTTGGCCTGACCATTTTCATCATAGAATGTTACCATTGTAAAATCTACACCCGGAATATTTTGGCCTACAAAATCAGCAAACGTAGGAACAACAGGATCTACAGCAGTTTTAGGTGTGACAGCACCCTCTCCAGCACCTGCTACCTTAAACTGAGTTTGACCTGATTGGAAAGGCTGCACTGGCTGTGGACCTGAAAAACCTGTAGTCACTGGCGGTGGTGGAGTATATCCACCTATTGTTGGCGGCGTATAGTTTGTGCCACCTTGCTGCATTTTAACTACACCACCTTGAGCCATATTATACTCGTTATCGTCTTCAATGTCAAGGTCATACATGTCAAAAGGTAAATCATCTGGCATTGTAGCTTCTTCGCTGTTGCCCATCTGCCCCATAGCTTCCATCTGTGCCAAGCCCATCTTAGCTTCTTGACGCATCATCATAAGTTTTTCAAGGCCGATATAACGCACTACGTCTGCAGGAAACACAAACTCGCCTTCGCTAAGTTGTGCAGGAATGTCATCACGTACTTCTTCTTTGGTAGAGCCGGGTGGCACACTATTGCCAGATATAGGATCAACAGAACCGCCTTCTTCTGCAAGACCGCCTTCATTCATGCCAGAAGTTTTTGCAGCAGTTTTTATATCAAGAAAAGCATCAAAGAGAGCCGACATTTCGTCACCAGTTATAGCACCGGGACGCCCAGACCTATCCAGTGCATTGTTGTAGCTATTAGCTATTTCATTAAAATCAAATATCGTAACATCCACTTTTTCAGGACTTACCAAAGCACCACTGTTAAAGCCACGTTCTACTGGCTCAAACATTTCCATTTGTTTTGCTACTCCACCCTTTTTCATGGATATTACCCCGCCTCTGTTTTTCATAAATTCTGGTTCACCCTCAGTCAAACCGCCAAAAATACCTTTTGCTTGATCTGCTTCTAATAGCATGTAACTGTCTTGTGCTTGATCACTAACATCGTCAAGCGAAAATTTGTCTATACCCTCATACTCGTTTTTATAAACAAAAGAATCATAGCCGTGTTTGTTTGCGACCCCTTTAAGTGTACTAAACCACTGTAGTCTATCTTCTTGTTTAGTTATAGTGTCTAAACCAACACGTCTTGCACGTGATGCTTCTAATATTAAATCTTCCCATAAATCTGGATCAACACCTGCTCTCATTGCATCAGGTGACATTATGTATGTTTTTCCGTCTGCTTTTACTCTAGGTGCTTTTTTTAATAGTGCAGAGTCGGCAGAATCTCCTTTTAAAAAACGCATAATTTGTCTGTCAGAAGAATCTACAGATAAATTAGCCAACCAATTGCTCGGTTGTTTAAAAGAACTTAAATCAACTATACGAGCAGGTTTTAAGTTTGCTTTTAAAACCATAGGTAAAACACGCTCACCTTTGGTCATGTCTTCCATCATGGCTCTGCTGTAATTAGGATTGCCTGAAGAACCTCTTGCTGACGCTTGTTGCGCTGTGCCTACATGAAAACCTATATCATCTGTGCCTTTACCAACAACATCAGCAGCATCATAGTTTTTTTTAGTTAAATGAAATACACGAGAGTCTTGATTTTTTAAATTGTATTTAGGTAAAGGCGCACGTTTGTCGGGAAATATATATCTAGGATCTAGCGGCCCTGCTTTTTTTTCTGCCCCACGGAGATACCTAATATCTGCGTTTATCGTTTTTCTACCAGATTCTAGTGCTTCTGCAAGACGATGATTACCCTCTACAATAAAAGGCTGTCCATCCTCTCTGACATGAATCATTATAGTGTCAGGTTTGTAACCTTCTTCTTTAATAGTCTTTTTTAAATTTTGTAGCTTTGTACCAGAAGACCTGATTTTTTCTTCTCCCATAGCACCGGGTAAATCTTTTAGTTCTTCGGGTTTAAATGTTACTTCGTTGGCAGATCCTGTAACGCCCTCTGTAGTGCCTAAATTAGTGCGATATGTATCAGTTTCACCAGCGTCAAGTGCTTTTTGCTTTACTTCATCAGACCCTCTTTGTTTTGTTTGGGCGTACGTTTCTCCATAAAATTCACTATAACCGGGATTATCTATTCTTAGTTTTGCATCTTTTCTTAAACTACGTGTAGCACTACGCAAAGCCCTACCTGCAGCATCTCCAACGACAGGCACAATACCTAAAACACCTGCAGCCGCTTCAACAGCAGCACCTATATAATCTTTTTCTTGTATAGCATCGCCAGTTCTTTTTGCAGCTAATACTTCACCCACTCCGGGTAAAGACTCTGCACCAAACTGAAGCATTTCTTTTAAAGCTACGCTACCTTCTTTCTTCTGTCTTTCCGCACCTTTAGTTCTTCTTTGTGGATGATTCGCCATTAATAGCGTCCCTTAAATTTTGAATGTTGCGTAACACCGCAATCGCCCCTTGCGCACGATGCATTAATACTGTGCTATCACCTTGTTCTAATGTTCGATGTTGTTGATCAATCAACATATCTAAGTATTTATTGAAGTTGTCCCATTGGCGGCTGTTGCTGACCAGCGGCTTGAGTTTGCTGAGTATTTCCTTGTTGTTCGTCATTCCTTGCACTAAATCCTTGTTCACCCGGCACTGGTGCTTGTCCCGTGCCTATATTACCGCCACCTGCTCCTGTTGGGTCCATAGGGTCAGCACCCGGCGGCGGCATCATGCCACCTTGTTCTGGTGGTGCTGGCTGTTGAAAGCCCTTCATAATTTCTGCTTGCAGTGCAGCTTCATCCATATTGTTGGTAACTTTGTCGGGGTCTAAGTCCATAGACTTTGCAATCTCACGGATCACGTACTGGAACTTAGCAAAGGGTGCGAGTGCAGGATTACTTGCTACCTGCAAGAATTGCATCAGTCTTTGACTACGCACTTCGTTAGCCATCAAGCTTTCTGTGCCACGTGCTTTAACTTCCAAGTCACCCTTTATTTCTGGGTCAAAGTCAAACTGCATGTTAAAACGGAAAAAGCCTTCGCCTAAAGGACGCAACAAATAGTCATCTACGTTTTTAATAATAGTTTTAGTGCTGCCTTGTGCCGCACCCATTAACATTGATATACCACTAGCTGTACGACCTACGCCTTGCACACCTGTCTGTCCATGTGCAAACGATGGAAAGCCTGTGCTTTCATCTGCTAGTACACGTGCCTTGTCAAACAGCATCATGTTTTCCTGTGACACATTCGGAAACTTTGTACCAAAGATAGCCTGACCCGGTGCGCCACCCTGCCTACGGAATACCTTGCCCGGATACAGTGATAGGTCTTGACCCGGCACCAAGTTGGTTTCATCTACCTCAACAATTAAGTTGCCCGACAGCACAGCATTGTCAACAGCCATACGCATAAAGCCATTCATTAATGTCTGCGTATCATCCATGTTTTCGGCAATACCAACACCAAAGAATGAGTATGGGTTCAGTTCGTAAGGTGCAGCAGAATATGGAATCTTAGATGGCTTAAATGGATTAAGAACCATGCGAAGCAGTTTGTTGTTACATACCCACACATTGGCTTGCAACTCATCAAACTCTTGTAGTTCTTTTGGTATATCTATGCCCTGCTCTTTGAGCAGTTCAGTATCTACCATGCCCCAATATTCAAAAACTTCAAAACGATCAATGTCATGCTCTGGCGCATAGTCTGCTAGATCGTCTTCCCAATATTTTTTAATGTAGTTTTCTCCTAAAGATATTACTTCATTAATAACTTCTTCTCTAAAGTACGGGCGTTTTTTTAAATTACGCAATTGTGTACGCGACATTTTATGACGCTCAATTACAAACTGCGCTTCATCCATATTGTTTGCGTCTGGGTCTGGGTAAAAGTTCCACACAGACACATGATTTACTTGTGGTATTGTTTTAAAGAGGGGATCGTATTCGCCAGTATCGTTCCAGTTTGGGTATTCTTTATCTATAGCAAACGGGCCTTTCATTACACCCGTGCCAAATAAAGCCATCTCAAAAGCAGCGTTACGTAAATGTTTACTAGCACCAGACTCTTCTAACTGGTCATGTATTTTCTTTTGCATTTTCTTTGCAGCAATCATGGCTGGACTAAATGCAATAGCTGTTGGTGTTTTGCCCGGACCTTCTTTTAATTTATCTGCTACAGGCTCTAGTTTGTTTTCCAGTACACCAAGTTTTTCTTGCAGCGTTTTTGCTGTGGCACCTGCTGGAAAGTCCATACCATCACCAGTAAAACCATAAGGACTAGAAAGAGAGGTATCGCCTCGCAATTGATCCGGCTCTTTGGGATCAAAGTGTACATCCGCTACAACACCCTCTGGCAGTTCTGTTGGCTCTACTGACAAAGGAAAACGCTGATTAGCAAACAGAACATCAACAATCTGCCCGTATGCTGCCAGCGTTTTGGTTTTTGTTACTTTAATAAAAACACGAGATTTTTCTGATTCAGTAAACTGCACATCTGGACCATACAAGCCACGATAATTGCGGTAGGCTTTTAACCAACGCTGCTCATCGTCATACCGATAGTCATATGCACGTTGATAACGATCCATAACAAACGGAATAATATTAGTTACGTCTACATCAGATACAGATGTATCGTCACTATCCTCTAGTGCAATAGCATCATCTTCAATCATAATTTCGTCTTCAGCCATATTATTGTTCCTTAGTATCCAAAGGTTGCGTCAGCTACTTGCATACCGCCGCCGGGTCTACCCATTGGGTCATAATCAAATATACTAAATCTTGGTCTTGACATTATACCATACCTAAGAGCGTCATACAAATGGTCTTCACTCTTAGTATCCACATCTTCGGGGTTTTTCTTGTCCAACGGTATGGAGGGCAATTGGGATATGACATTTGTGCAGTTATTAAAGAAAACAAGTCTAGGCTCCTCTGTAAATTCATCTATTTGTAGTCTACGGTGTATTTCATTTTTACCAGCTACACGACTACCCCTACTTCTATCTGATGGTCGCCAACGACATCCCCTGCTAATCATTTGCTCCGCAAGAGAAGGACCAGTATCACCACGCTTATGCCAAAGAGAGCTGTCCAAAACACCGTACTTAATATTACCATCTTCCGCTTCCAAATCCAAAATCATATCTGCCAAGTCTGTGGCAAGGACTTTAGAAACGTAGAGTTCTCTATATACAACAAGTTGCTCATCAGGCGCAACGGCAAACCAAACAACACCACTATAGCTGCCATAACCATAGTCGCAAGCACGAAACTTAACCCAGTTACTAGGTATACGATAAGGCTCAACAACGTGAACATGCCGATCAAACTCAGTGAAAGCCGCACCTTCTTTGATATCCCAATCCCCTTCAAGAAGCTGCCTACGCTGCTGCTCTGGGAGAGATAAGAGCATGGCTTCGTAATCACCTGCTTGCGCAAGGTATGGATTATCAGAAAGTCTTGCTGGTATAAATCGTCTTTTAAATAAAGGTTTTCCTGCCTTGCTATGTCCTGCTGGATACCGTAGGACTTCGGTTGTTTCAATATCGGTTGCATCAAAGGCTCTATTATATGGCGAAGGGTCAATAAACATTTTCTTAACCCAGTGATGACCTCTACCGCCGGGGTTGGTCGTAGCCCTCATAAAAATTGGCAAATCAGGCGCAGTGGACCGTAGACGTGACCGCATGTAATTCCATGCGTAGGGCGATTGCCACTGCGTCAATTCGTCAAAGCCTATCCAGCTAAAAGCTAGACCCTGATAGCGAAGAACGTCTTCATCTCTGTCGAGGTATGACATCCACAATCTCGCACCAGATGGCGCAGTCCACTGCATTTTTCTTTCTGACCACTTAATACCTGACCAGATTTTTGGGTATAACTCCTGCGACTTAAATATAAGTTCTCGCAACTCCTCTGTGGTGTGTCGCAGCAGAAGCCCACTAAACTGTGGATGCCCCATATATCGTAAAGGGTCTGCAAGCATGGCGTAACTTTTACCGCCACCTGCCGAACCGCCATACAAAACTTCTCGTTCACTTGCAGCCAAAAACTCCGTCTGTGGTCCAACATTTGGCTTGAACAACACATTAGCATGTTCTTCTATGCTTTGTGTTTCATATGAAACTTCTTCAATCTTAGCTGCTGGCTCTGGAGCCTGTTCTTTGGCTACTGATTTCTTCCGCTTTGGCGATTGCCTTTTCCGCATACTCTGCCCACTTGCGGAGGCTTGCAGCTTGATTCTTACGTCTTCGCTCATTGTTTAACCGTTTCCTCAAACCTACATGCGAGATGTATCTGCCAGTCTGCGTACTCAACCAGTTTGCTACTTCACGATAGCTGTATTGATTTACGTGTGACCTAGCTTTCTCTAGCAAATCCAATTCTATTGGTATAGGTTGAAGAATGTCGGGGTCTTCATCATCCTGTTTATATCCGAATGGTACAGTACGTGCAATACGTGGGATGGGTATCCATTCGTTTTCTTCTTTGATGTCTGTTGGCTGTGGTAGCTTCCACTTGCCTATGCTTCTAGTCATCGTCTTCCACTACAGCTTTAGGTGGCATAAGCATAACGCCGCCACTTGCTTCTACCTGCATCTTCTCTGTCTTTACCAGACCTACACGGTCAAGTAGTTCTTTAGCTGCAGACATCTTATCACGAATACCCAACTCAGTCGGGTTATACAAAGCACCTGTCATCGCCATCGCAGCTTTCGGTGCGTTACGTGCCATGTACATTTGTGTTGCCTCAAGGATTTCTTCTTTAAGACCTTTAATAATTTCCGAAGTACTAGAAGAGTCAGCATATCCCGCAATCTTTTTAGCTTGTACCATATCGCCGTTTGCCTGTTCAAACAAAACGTCTAAGAATACTTTTTGCTTCATTGTAAGTTCTCTAGCCATTAATCCAATGCTTTCTTAATAAAATCTACTACCCTATAAGGGTCTAAAAATTTAGTAGGTTTTTTCTTTTTGCCGACATAAGTTTGTGCGCCAGTACCTGCTCTTGTCGGTTTTTTTACATTGGTAAAAATTTTTTCATACTTGTCCGACATTAAAATTCTCCATTGTGCATTGCATTAGCCAGCTTTGTAGCCCGACCTTTTACCTGCCTAGCCCATCTGCTATCCAACATTTCTTTTGCGGCTACATCATACTGTTCTTCGTGGATAGCCGCCCACATCTTTTTAAATTTACAAAGTCTAGGTACACCCAGATTAAATGCCATATCTATAACTATAAGTTGACGTACAGAGTCCAACCTGTCCACGCAAGGGTGCGCACGTACCAGTTCTTCTTCGACAATCTGTACGTCATTTGTTGCTAGATAGACCGCATCAGCTTCGGTGATTCCCATTTCATAGA